CTGAGTTATACTGCCATAGATTTGGTGGTATTATACATAACCTTAGGCAGGAAGGTTATAAGATAACAACTTTACCAGCTAAGAAACGTGGCTTAGTACATTACTATTGTACTGAGTTACCAACTAAAGCTGCCATTAGCTAATGATAGAACTAGTAGTTGGGTGTTTGTTTCCTATGTTACTTACACCTAACAACTTACCTGTATACTTTGAATGTCAACAAGTAAAAGACAATATTGAATATGTATCTACACATACAGACTTAGTATCCAGGTATTTTGAGGAGGAAGACATCTTGCAAGCTTTGAATATCATATACTGCGAAAGCTCAGGCATGACTAAAGCAGTAGGTATCAACACAAACGGTACGCAAGATGTTGGACTCTGGCAGTTTAATGATAATACCTGGGCTTGGTTAACTCCTAAGCTTGGTATAATGAGTGATAGATTTAATCCTGAAGTATCTACAGCAGTCGCTTCATGGTTAATATACAATGATGGATGGCATCATTGGAACAGTAGCAAGCACTGTTGGAAAGGGTATAACAATGATATGTTGTGGTATAGAATTAGCAGTATGCAGCGAGACTGATGTAGCATTCTGTTGGTCATGTGAAAAAAACTGGGGACATGTAGATGAGTTGGTCTAATTTAACTAAAAAATTAAGACGAAATATAGACAACGCACAAAATTTAATATGTGACTTGTGTAATAAATGTTACTTAACTGACTTTACATTAGTACATTATTGTCCAGATTGTATAGAAAGATTAGGAGATGAAACATATGGGTAAGAAACCATTTGATGTTAATGATGTGAATATATTTACACATCCAAAATATATGAAAGTATGGGCACAACAATTTAATAAAGCATGCGGTAGTGATACATTTAACGTAGCACCTGACATGAAAAAGCTTAGGTTCTTAATGGATAAATTTGTAATAGATTACAACTATCACTTAGAACAGTTAGGAGAGGAAGAATGAGTATTAATAAATCATATGAAAAAATAAATCATGATGTATCTATTAATAAATCATCACAAATAGAATACAATAAAAAAATGGCTGAGAATGCAGACGCATTAGATACCTTTGGAGGTAAACGTTTGCTAGGATTAACTAAAAATAATGTACCTATCTATGTTAAATACGTAATAGATAGAGAAACATTAACAGTAGATATATCTTTAACACATACAATGGATGTAATACGTAAGTCAGAATTATGTCCACGAGGAGTTTACTTAGGTTTAAACGAAAGTATTAACCTTGACCATGCTATGCGTCCTAAAACAAAGAAAGACCACAGCGAAGTTACGCAGCGTACATTAGATTATCTTGAGAAAATTATGGAAAAAAATAGTATAAATTATTATAAGGTCAATAAGAAAACTACATCATTAATGTTTATGTATATATCTAATTCTATATACCCAGGTAATACAGATAAATGTAGATGGAGGGACATAGTACAGGTCTGGAAATTACCTAAAGGAAAGTATTTTATAATTGACTGATAACATACAAGACATAAGAGAAGCTGCAATGCAACGTGCAGGTGGACGTTGTGAATGGCCAGATTGTAATGACAACAAATGGTTAGAACTTGCACATATAAAAGCAATTGGTATGGGTGGTAGTAAAAAAAGAAAGTTTGATATTAATAACGTATGTATTTTATGTAAGTATCACCATGATATCTATGATGGTAGGCAACGAGTTGGTACCAGTAAAGCTTACGAGGCTTTACTTAGAGGTTTTTTAAAAAGATATAGTAACCTAATATAACTGAAGACGCAGATTTAAATATTACTATTACTTATTAGGATAGTAAGAGTCACCTATCTTTGTATAGTCACTAAGAACTTTCATTGCATCTGCACGATTTCTTAAAAATGAAGCACGTTGAGTATTACCAGATGCGTAAGCTTTTTCTGCTAATGCTAGGTGTTGTTTAACACGTCTTTGCATTTCGTTTTTACCTAACCCAGTTACACCTGCACCGACTAAACCATTAGAATCTGGTAACAATTTATTATATTCTTTTGTCATAGGTGCTAATTGTTTACTCATTTTACGTGGCATTTGTTTTTTATTTCTAGGACCTTTACTATTACCTGCTCCTACAATTTTTTTAGTTGACTTAGCCATTATAAAACCTTTTGTCCTCTTAAAATTGGATTTAACTTTGTTCCATTATTAGAACGATTTCTATCTTCCCAACCTTTAATTAAATGTTCTTTACGTTTTTGAACTAAAGATGCATACTTAGCAGGTGTAGCACCACCATCAAGTGCATGAGTATCACCTCTACCTGCAATAGTTCTTTGATAATCTATTCGGTCAGGATTACTACTTATCCATTTAGGCTTTTTCAAGTTTCTAAAATCATCAGGACTAGGTGGTTTAGGTGGTTTTACTCTTCCAGGTGGCATTTCTTTTGGCATTAATAATCAACTCCATATTTTCCACGTTTCATATCTTCATAATTTTTGTTATATAAATTTTGATAGTTACCTGGTCTAAACTCAGCATTTTGTCTAGCTCTTTCCATACCCATCTTACCAAGTTTTTCTAAAGCTATACCACCAACAATACCAACAGGTCCAAACATTCTTGCACCTGTTCTAAAACCTGCTTTAGCTCCTTGTTTAATTAATTCTGGAGCAGCATCAGCAGCAGCTGTCCTAGCAACTTGTGCTCCTGCAATTCTACCTATTTGTTCACCTATTTCTAAACCAACTTTTTTTTGTGATTTAGCAAATGTCATAGCTTCATCTATTTGTGCTTGAATTGCAGCTTTAACATCATCAAGATGTATGTAGGTACCACCTGTTCTTGTAGGTTTACCAGTTACTCGGTCTCTAATATAACCTTCTTTAGCTTCACTAATAACACTTACAATTCTTTCACCAGCTTCTTTAGCACCTTGTTGTATACCAAGTTTAGAAAAACCTTGTCTTGCATGCTTTACAGCTTCAGCTGCTGTATATTTAGTAAACGCACCAACACTTCTATCATGAGTACCATAAGCAGTTCTTATTATATCATCTAAATAATCAAGACCAGCTTTAAGTTTTTGTTCCTTAGACATTATTTACTTACTTACTTTACCTGCTGGTTTAACTAGTTGTTTCTTAGCGAACTCTTTGACGACTACTAACGCAGCTCCTGCACCTGACAAAGCAGCAAGTTGTAATGCATCAGCATCTACACCTACTAAAGGTGCAACTGTTAATGCACCAATAAAAGCTTCAACAAATGTCCAAACTGTTTTTTCTAATATATCTTTGTATTCTTGTTTCATATCTCTCCTACTATACTATCTTCTTCCTTGAATTGCTAGTTTTACGAAATCTAATAATTCATCTGAAGAAGAAAAACCTTTTTTATTTAAGTCAGAAACTATTGCTGCTTTAGCACTACCTGTTTCCATACCACGTGCTTTGTATTCATCAAACTGCGGCATTGACATTATTAAGTCATCTGCTATTTGTGCAACAGAAGCTTTACCTTCTGGAGTATTAATCTTTATATCTTGTTGGGCACCTTGTGTTGGTATATCAGGGTCAGCATATCCTGGACCATATCTGCCTTTATCTGTATTAGTTTGTGCAGTACTTGGTGCAACAACTTTAAGGTTACTTGCAGTAGTATCAGTTAATCCATACTTACCTAAATCATTTATATTTAAAGTACCAGCTTCTTTGTCTGCTATTATTGCATCCCAATTAACAGCATTAGGGTCTATTAATCCACCTTCTACCATCTTTTTATAGTCACCCAATGCTCTTTGATAATTTAATTTATTTTGTGTAGCTACTTTACGTACATCTGTTGCAGCTATTTCACCAGCATCTGATTTCATTAATGGTATAGTTTCCCAACTACCAACTTGATATACTTGCCTACTAGTTCCCTGAGCTACATGACCTGTTTCACCAGCTCTAGAACCGAAAGAAGCTAAGTTTCCTATAGCTTCTTTTTCAGTTGAAACAAAATCTTGAAGTGCAGTTATTCTCCACAAATGTTGAAGTCCTTCATCTTGTTGTTTAATCCAATCCCATGGAGCTTTACCACCAGCATCAATAGCAGCTGCAAATTCTTTTGCCTTTTCTTCAGGAAAACCTGTATTTTTAGCTGCATCCATAAATCGACTAGTAATTTTTTTAATATATGGCATCGTTGGATGTTGACCTTTTACTGCTCCAGGTGGTGTTTTTTGTGAATTCATAACTTTCCAATATGCTTGTTCTACTTCCTTTACACCATGAACTGCTGCATCTTTATGTATAATAAACCCATTTTTAACTCCAGGAGGGTCTATCACTGGCAACTTAAGATTTTTTAATACAGATTCTACTTCAGTAACCAAATTACTATAATTTCTTAATTCAGTTCTAGCTATTCCTTCTAGACGTTGAAATTTACTTGGCTTAGTATCATAATCAAACAAAGCTGCTAAAGCTTTATTTCTTTTCTGAGCTTGCATAGTTGTTTCATTACCAACAGTTACTGTTCTATTATTTTCAGAAAATCCTTCTGGTGCATACTCACCATAAGTAGAGTAACCTAATATCCTTTTACCACCAGGTAAATCTACGTTTGATTGAAAGTACCAATCTCTAGGCTCTCTAGCGTCAAGAAGTTCTGTATGTGTTTGACCAGCAACTGGATTAGATAAATCAAATTCTGTTAATTCATTAGCACCAATACGCCAATCACCAGGTCCTTTAACTCCTGAACCAGGTGTTTGATACATAGCAGGATTTTGATATTCAAATTTACCTGTTTCAGGATTAAATACTCTATTCGTATCAACATCACCTGTTGTTGCTTTTAATTCAGCATCTGTAATATCAGGCACAGCTTTCTTAACAGTTTTTTCTAATTCTAATTGTTCAGAAGATGGACCCATAGTTGTTTTTATTTTGTCAATATCTGCAATTGCTTTGTCTATTGTTGCTTGATAAAACTGACCAACTGTTTTAGGTGGAGTTTCTAGTTCTTTATACTCTGGCAAATTTCTATGACTATCGTTTATAGCTACATTATATTGTTTAGTCTTTTTAATAAAATCAAGTTGATTTCTAGCTATTTTTAATTTATCTTCATAAGCAGCTAATACTTTTTTTTGTTCAGCTTCATTAAGTATACGACCTTCAAACGAAGCTCCTCTTTCACTGTATACAATGTCTCCTGAACCTTCTTGATACTTAACAAATCGTCCTACTCTCATACCTGATGTATAACTTCTAGTTTTAGAACCAGGTTTTAAATTAATATTTTCATCTACAGGTAATGGCACACCTTGGTCTAATAATCTTTTTTCTATATCTCTTTTTAATACAGCAGACGCTGCTTCATTTTCCCAGCTACCACTTCCTAAAATTTTAAAAGCTGCTTCGTATCCTTCTTCACCAAATTCTTTAATAAATTTTATAGGGTCTTTAACTAACCTATCTTCTAGTAATTTTTTTTGTGCAGGATTAGCTCCAATATCTTGACCAAGTTCTACACCAGCACCTTCAACAAAATTAAGAGGTAGTCTTCCTTCAATATCATAGATAGTATCTACATTTTTTGGTCCGTCTTCACCAGTAACTTCTGGTATGTTCCCTTGTTCTTGTGCAGCTACATCTTCAGTACTAAAATCTATTTGACTTTCAGGATTTAATTCTTCACCCTGACCTACATCAAATCCTAATTTACTTGGAAGTTTTTTAATTTTCATAACATTCTCCTGCCGTTTAGTTTAGCAGACATAACTTGAATTTCTCCACTTATTTCTTCAAGTTTTTCCATAACATCTTCAGCTGGTCTATCTTTTAAATCACCATCATAATCTACATATGTTACTGTTACTTCTTGTCCAGAAGCTATAGCTTCAGCTACACGTGGGTATACAAGTTCATATGCATCTCTACTACTACCTATAAAGCCATCTTTTTTCACAAGGTTACTTTCTTGTGAATTACCTAATAGTAAACAACCGGCAGTATTTTCATCAGTATTACCACTATGCCATAAGATATATTCAAATCCTGGTACGTCTAATACGTGTATCATTCCTTGATGAAAATTGTATCTTGATTTATATCTGTTATGAAAACCACCTTCAGTACGTAAACCAAGCTTATAAGTTCCTGGAGGTATACGTGTTTCACCCCAGACTTTAACATCACGCTGTTCGTCTTCTAATGTGTAGCACATAAATGTACGTTTATTATTACTAACATCAAATAATATACCTGATGTCGAGTCTTTTTGACTACTAAATCTTAATACTTCAAATTTCATATGGTTCCCATACAGCACACCATCCACCAGGTGCTACTTGTTCTTTGAATTTAATGCAATAGTTATTAATATAATGTTTGCAATTACTACAATACTCACCAGTTGTATTACTTCTTGTAACATAAGCTCCAGGTAACGCCATCAATTACCACTTAACTTTATCAGCCCAATAAGCTGCTGACATTTTTCCTTTTTTAATATTCTTAGCATGTCTAGCTTTGAAAGATTTACGCTTAGCTTTAGACTTAGCGTCTGTCTTTTTACCTGCAGTCTTAGCACCTTGTTCACCAAATCTAATTAACTTAACTGTATTGCCTTCTTTAGCTAATACTGCATGCGATTTAGTTTTATGACCAGGAGTTCTCTTAGGTTTATTATAACCAGAAAACTTCTCACCTCTATATGTTATTGACATTATATCTCCTGTTTTCTTTACGTACTAAGTATAATGTTAATGGATTAATTAAGCTATTTATTAGAGCAATAAGTACTACCATACTTGCAATTGCAAATTTGTATAAACGAACCATCATCCTTTTCTTTTACTACACACATACTATCCACCTAATTTAATTAATACTTCAGTTAGTGTAGAGTTTAATTCTTTTTCTCTTAAAGCTAAGTCTACAAGGCTTTGTTCTAATTTTTGTATTTGCACCATGTACACCGCGACTGTTTGTTGTAAATCATTTACTGTTTTAAATAACCAACCCACCAATGCAGCTAATCCACCTTGCAGTACTTGATTAAGATTAACTTGTGCTTTCATCTATCCCATTCCCATTCATTGTTTGAATGATTATTATTACTTAATTGTTTAAGAATTACAACTATTTCTTTAATAAAATATCCTATTAAAAATCCAATAATGTAATCCATTTTCGGATTATAACATAAAATTTATTCAGGTTTTGGATTATCTGATTTAACTTTAGCTACTGCATCTTTCCAAGTAGTTGTATCATTAACAGCATCCCAATACTGCATATCTAATTGGTCTGCTATAGATGGGTAAGCTAACTTTCTAGCATTAATATAACCAAATTGTTGGTCGTTCCATTTTTGATTTCCTAAATCTACTTTAGCTTGTGCATAATCTGCATCAGAAAACTCTACTGTAACACCATCAACTGATTTATTGATAGGCTTAGCTGCCTCTATCTCTGCATCTGCTTCTGCTTGTAGCTCTTCTTTTGTTGCCATAATATCTCCTATATTACCATACTTTTATTTACTAAGTCCATATAAAGTTATTTTACTTCCGCTAGCAAAGTTACTACTACTTTCCCATGATAGTGCAATACCATCATTTGCTTCTGCTACAGTATGAACTCCTCCACCATTTTCTGCAGTCATACCAGGAATAGTAATATTCCAACCAACACCTTCATGTGTCATAGCACTATATTCTGATGCGTTAGCAAAATTAAATAGAAACATTGTACCAGCAACATCTATAGCAGCATCATTTGGAGAAGCTGAGCAAGCATACCATTGTGCCGCATTAGTAGTAAAAGTATTTGCAAAAGCAGCATCTCTTCTGTGAAACATAGTAGCTTCATCGTATTGACTATCGCTATCAGCAGTACCACTTGTTGTAGTTCTAATATATAAATCCTTGTCGTTATCAACAGGTTTAATAGAATACTTAACTATATATACATCATAAGTACTATCTATACCTGTAACCTTAAGTTCTGCAACACTTCCTCCTGAAGTATCACTATCTACTTTTATTAATGCACCTGCCATTATTCTTTTACTCCATATACTTCTATTGTGGCACCTGATTTAATACCATCACCACTACCTGAGTGTATTACTTGAAATCCTTTATTTACTCCTGCAGTTGCTAACATACCTATACCTTGAGATGCCATAAACTCATTGCTTGTTGACAGACCATGTGTTTGAAAAAATACACCAGTATATTTAGTACTACTATAAGGGTTATAAACATAAGCAACACCTTGTCTTTCTTTACCTAAACTTAAATCTTTATCAGGTAAGTATGATGTAAATATTTCATTTTGTCCTGAGTTAAATACATCAAATTCAGTACTTGAATTGTGGTTTCTTGAAGCATATTGATAAGTATTACCAGAGCTAATTGCAGTATTAGAACTATCTAATAATCTAAAAAATGTATTATTAGCTACTCCAGAATCATCTTCAAATACATACTTAACTACATAAACATCATAGTCTGCTGTAAAACAATCAGTGATAGTAACATTATCTGCATTAGAACTTGATGTTGTTTTTTTAACTAACTCTAAACTACCTGCCATATTATTCTCCTACTCCATATAATGAGAATACACCACTTGCTACATTATCACTTGAAAATTTTAATTGCAAAGCATTTATTGTTTCAGTAGTTGCATAAGTACCGCTACCAAAAACTGATATCTGGTCAGGGTCTTGTGTCATACCTACACCAGACCAAGTTATTGTAGAAAATTTTGAAGCATTACCTAAATTATGAAGCCAAACATAAGCATTAAAATTCTCATTTGTATTGTTTCCTACATTTTGTATCAATGTAAAGTCTCCACTATTTGAAGCACCAGGTCTTGTAAATGTACCATTTGCTTTCATATAGTCAAATGCCCAATAATAAGTGCTAGTTTCATAAGAAGAACCACCATCATTAGATAATTCTAATTCAACTGCTTTATTATCTGCGTCTGATTTCATTCTAGCTATTGTTAATAAATGAGTTTTGTATGTGCTTTGGTCAATAGAAGTAAATTGAACTGCACCTGTGTTGCCTGAAATAGTTTGTGTATTTATTAATTCTAGTTTACCTAAATCTGCAGCACCACCTGTGATTAAGGCCCTAGCCGCACCTAATGGAGCCATTATGCAAACGCTAGCTGGCTAAATATGTATGGTTTATTACCTGCATCTTTAAACAAAAATGTAACTATGTCTACAGATGCTGCTGCTGTTGATAGTGTTAGCCCTGCACCACCTGCAGTTAAACCTGTTTGATGTCCTTGACTATTAACATTACATTGGTTAATAGCCATAGTTCTAGAACCTGTACCATCTTGTGTAACAATTAAAGTAAAGGTTGCTAATCCTGCAGCTGGTACATTATTAAAATCTAAATCAGTAATATTTTCTCCAAGTGTAATAGAACCTGTATTACCATTTGCTAAATCAATAGTAATTACTCCTGAAGAAGAAGTAACATCTTGGTCTGTTTCAGCATAATCTTTTAATATTTTGTTAGTCATTGTAGTAGCACCGCTATCTACATAAGCTTTAACTGATTGCTGTGTAGGAACTTTAACTGCTGAGTCAGAAGACATGTTATCTTCATCAACTAAGAAATCTATGTTACCTACTTGTACAGCATTAGAAGCTATTGTTGTAGCTACAGCTGATGTTGCATTTGTAAGTGTACCTGTAACATCTCCTGTTAAAGCTACGTCATTAATTCTATCGTGTAAATCTTCAAACATTTCTGCAACTACAGCCATACGAACTGTTGCACCATCTTCATGTGTAGGGTTTGGTGAATGTCTAGTTTCTACATCTCTAGATACTGTTTGCATATTAGTACCAGATGATGCAGTAACTAATACAACTTCTCTTTTTGTAGTGCTATCAGGATTGATAACTAAATAAAAAGGAGCATTTATATTATTGCTACCATCAGCAGTAGGAGCTGATGATAAATCTAATTGTGTGTCTGATGCACCTACGGCACCATCTAATGTTGTTTCAAAAAAGTTACTAAAATTTGCTAGTGTATTTGTCATTAAGCTATTTTCTCCGTGTTAACTGTTTTACCAAGAGTTGAAAATCCAAAACTTGCTAGTCCGATTATAGCAGAATATTCAACATCGTCAGTAAAATCTAAATCTTCGTCTATAGGTAAATTACCAATAGTATCTATGCCTAGACTACCACCTTCTTTCATCATTAGCAATATTGACATAATTAATATCCTACCATATTTTTTTTATCCACCAAATCTTACTTTACCTAATACTTCTACACCCATTAAATGAACACTTGTAGGGTCAATAACTGTTGGTTGTCTAGTACCACGTACAGTTAATACTGCCATTTGTGTAACAGAACCACGTTCAGCATTAGACATTACAGGATAACTTATAGACTCTACAACACCTCTAATTATTTCATTAGGGTCAAATATTTCTAATGTAACAGCGTTACCTTCTAGTAGTCTAAGTTCATTATATAAAGCATCTCCAAGTTCTTTTACTCGAACAGGTGTTCGACCAGGTCTTTCTACTCTATCACTAATGTTGATAGGTATTTGTGCTACTACAAGTTCTGGTCTTGCTAGTGCTCTAAATTGTAAAGATTTAACTTTAGGAGTATTAGCACCGTTAGAAGTTAAAACTAATTTTCCTATAATATAACGTGCAATAGGTTTAATTTGTACTTCAATATCTCCTGTACCAGATATTTGATTAATAGCTCTTTCGTAATTTGTACTATCTGGAGTATCTAAATCTTCAAAGTTATTACTAAATAATAATTCTACTGCTGTATTATCAGGTAATTCTTTTGTAGATACTTCTGCACCAACAAACTGTTTAGCTTCAGCAGTATAAAAATCTGCTGCAGATGTTATAAGATAACCTGTACTTTCATATGTAGATGTTTCCATATACACATCAGAACCTGATACAGATATAAGAAATTTACCATTAACTTGAACTATTCCAGTAATAAAACTATTACCAGCTGTTTGCAAATCTCTAGCCAAACCACCAGTAGGTAGGTAGTATCGCCACAAATTTGCTTCATTAGTTGCTTCTTTTATTCCTATATAGACACTATCTCTTGACACAAACATTGACTTAGGTGTTGTATCTACAGCTGTTACCCATTCTTTTATTAATTGTCTATTAGCTAATACATAAAGATTATCTGCAGCAACTAACTCTAATCTATATAAACGTCCTACATTTCTAGAAACTTCTTTAGTTCCTATAAATATTATTCCTTCAGCTGCAGCTATAGAATGTATTTCTTCATAAGGTATTTTAGTTTGACCTTGGTTAACAAATACAGCAGAACTTAATTTAAATGAATATACAGTACCATCTGTGCTCGCAGCTAATACTGCAGCACCACCATCAACAACACCTGTAATACTATGTGTAGGTTCTATTTCTACTATGGTATCTCCATCAGCTAACCAACCAGTATTCCATGCATCAAATGGACTTTTTTCCCATAAATACTCAGCTGTTCCATCATTACCTGATATCCATAATCTATTCTTTACATACCATACACCTGTTAATCCACCAGAACTAGATTGTGCTGTAGTTAATGTACTCCAAGAACTACCATCAAATTTAATTAATTGTGAACCAGATGTACCATTAGCTGTAGTTAAATATAATCCATTACCAAATGCAGCTATACCTGTAAAGTTATGTGACGCACCAGATGTACCAGCAGCTATAGTACTCCAGGTTGAACTATCTGCAGCATATTTATGTATGTTTGTAGTATCAGTTACATAAACATCTCCATTAGTAGTTTGTGCTACATAATTATTTGTACCACTAAAAGATTTATTTTGTGTAAGTGTTGTATACAATAAATGTACATTATAAGATACTTCGTCATCTCCGTGAAATACATCAATACCTTTACTATCCCAAAATTTATTAGCATCATCAGGTGAACCATCTGGTCTATGTGCAGTATCTAAACCTTGTCCTGCAGAAAAATTAGTCCTTGAATATATACGACCTAAGTTAGATGTAAAGTCTTCAGGGTTTTGTTTTACATTTATTTGACCTTCTTGCACATCAGATGATTGTATAGTCATAGGATTATTAGGACCTATAGCAGCACGTAATAATAATTTATCAATGCGTACATCATATCCATATCTTTTAGGATTACTTATAAATTCAGTAGTAGGTACCCTAGGCATCTTTAACTACTTTCAAAGGATGTCCTCTATGCAAAGGTGAATCTAATTTTGTTCCCATATTTTTACGATTTCTATCCTGCCATACAGGCATAATATGAGCTATGCTTTTGGAATTACTGTAAGGACCTGGCATTAGGTTGGATAAAGTATGCTATTAAGTTGTACTGGTTCAGGGTATTTAGACCTTAAATTACTACGAGCTTGTTGTATCAACAATTGTTGATATCTTAATAGACTTTGTCCAATGCTATTAGAACTACCTATAGGACTTACAGATGCTTCTAATTGTTCTGTTATATAAGATGCGTTAAGTTTTGTTATATCTTTTCCTGCTATTAACTGTGCAGCAACACCAGTCATAATAATTGGTTCATATTCTATTTCTAAACCTACTGAAGCTAAAGTTGTATCTTCATCTGTAGGTTGTACAAATTTCTTTTTAAATGTTACATAAACAGTATGACCTGCTGATATGTTTACAAATTGTACTGCGTGTACAACATCAGGTCCTGTTGTATATGTTTTAGTTCTTTCTGTTTGTGTATCATCTGTATATACAAATGGATTTGGCAGGTCAATCATTTCAATAGCTACACCATTATATTTAAGTCCTGTTTGGTCAGAACCTGCTTGCCAATCTGTATATTGTGATATAGCTTTTAATGGTGCTACTAAATAGTTATAACTATCTACATTACTACCATGATTACCTAGTAATTTATAACCTGTACTAGCAGTAAGTTCTATAGTTTCTACAGCAAATAATGTAGGATATAAGTTTTTAATCTGGTCAACTACAGCTTCATATACGTTTTTACGTGGATATGCAGGAGCTATTTTAATTAAATCTCCTGTTGAATGTGCAGCAGCAGTAGTACCTCTTTGTCCTCTTTTAACAGTAATAGTATTATCTGTAGCATTAAGAGCTGTTGTATACATAAGCTCTTGTCCTACTTCTACAATTGCACCAGCATCTAATGCATCTTCTTCTTCAATTGAAAATAAGTTACCATCATAGGTAATTGTATCAACACTGGCATTAATACCAGATGACAAATACGAATATGATTCTACTTTATCTACTGGTTCTAGGTATTCTCTATATACCCTGTCGACTAGGTCGCCTATTGTGCTACTCACAATGACTCCTAACTTTGTTTAAATATTAAATTTATTGTTCTATCGGCAGCTTCAGAGTTGCTAGATACTATTCTTAGAAATCCAACTGCAGCAAATGCCCAACCACTAGGGTCAACTCTTACTACATCTCCTGCAGTAACTGAATATTGTACTGCAGTACCATCTGTTTCTACTACATCTACCCAGTTTGTACCATCAAATGAAAAATCAAATGTTACTGTAGAACCAGTCATTGCTGCTGGAAATACAATACCAGATAGTAATAAACCATCACACTGTGCAGCAGATGAGATAGTAGCGTTGTCTGAAATGTCTATTAAAACTTCTTTTTGTAATTGCATATCTTCCTTATGTTAGCAGAAGAAAAGGGCAGGAAGGTGGATTCCCACCCTAATCTTCAAATTTATTAAGCTACTTTAGCTATCTTCAAATGGTATGAAGGAGGACCGAAGTCGTATCCCATTTCCATGTAAATACCTTTAGCAACCTTTGCATCTGCATTTTGGTCAATATCTCTTACGAATACTGTTCCGTATCCAGGGATATTTGT